TCCTTCAGAAGATCATCAATGCTGTCAAGCTGGTTTCCATACAGAAGTTCAAGCTGTTGCTGAATCTGCATTTGCACCGCTTCAAGGCGGCTGATATGGAACCGGGCGGAAGCGTTTTCCAGCTTCTTGATCCACTCCGGGGAAAGGTTGGCTTGCTGTCCGATCTTGATATACTGATCAACCGTCCATTTGAATTCTTCAAGCTGTCCGGTGGTCAACCATTTTCGGGCTTCCGTCAGGCTGATTTTGTTGTTGGTGGCGAACCGGCCATACCAGCGTTCAATATCGGCCTGAACTGTTCGTTCCGCTTCTCTGAACATATCTTCAAGGGTGCTGATACACTGATCGGCTTCCCTTTGGGCGGCTTCTTCCAGAATGGCGAACCGGCCCCGCCAATAGTCAGCATTTTTCATGGGCTGATTCTCCCTTCTGTTATATTGGCTGGGGTGGGCGGATTTGAACCACCGAATCACGGGGTCAAAACCCGTTGCCTTACCTCTTGGCTACACCCCAATATTGGTGCCGGGTATGGGAATTGAACCCATACGCCCGAAGGCGGCAGATTTTGAATCTGCTGTGTCTGCCTGTTCCACCAACCCGGCGAATGGTAGCGTGTACGGGAATTGAACCCGTGATCCCGGCTTGAAGGGCCGGTGTCTTAACCACTTGACCAACACGCCATAGAAAGTGCCGGGGAAAGGAATTGCACCTTTGACCGGGCAAGGAGGCAACCCGGCCCGCCCCGTTATTGCCCCGGCATATCGGAAGGGTGGGGATTATTCATCCCCACCCGGTTCCTGTGTTTTGGAAGGATTGTTGGAATTGGGAAAAGCGTTCATGTAGTCCTGAACGGCTTCTTCCTTTTCCTTCTTCAAACGCTCCAATTCCGTTTGTGCATCCTTTGTCCACGGGTGCTGTTCCACAATGGTTTCATTGGAAATGATACCAGCAGATTTGGAACAGTTTTCGATCACTTCAGATTCATTGATCAGAATATCACGGTTGAAGATTACAGAAACTTCTTCATTTTCAAAATCCCCTTTCCCCTTGGTTTTCAAATCCTGACAGATAAACCAAATAAGCTGTTCAAATGCCGCCTGAAATTCCGTTTCCATGCTGTTTGCATCCAAATCAATGTCAGAATACATGGATTGGATGTTCATTTGGTTGGGATTACCGGAAAGGCGATCATCCTTGGCATCATAGCCACGGGCATTTTCAATCAGGGCCTTTTTGAACACTTCCAAAATGGCCTTGTAGTTTTCAGCGTTCACTTCAATGGTCAGGGTTTCAACCCCGCCATCTTCACGAACCTTCACAGCGGAATAGGTGGAAAGGTTATAACGGAATTCGCCAAGATCCTGACCATCATAGTTCTTCAGAACCAAGATGGTGTTCCGGGCATTTTCTTCCATGTTGTTCTGAAAATCAGAAAGGATGGTGTTGATACCATCCTGAAGGGATTTCACACGGCGGATCAGCGGCGTTTCCTGTTTGTTGTACTTGAAGGCGATCAGCGGCAACCGATCCCAATTATAGGCTTCCACCTTCTCACCGGTGGTCACAGTGATATAGGGGGAATATTCACCAAGTTCAACATCAGGGATCAGGGTTGAACCATCCAGAACATAGCGGTAAAGGCCATCCGGTTTGTAGATTTCAACCTTTTCCACCAGCTTCTTTGTCAGGCCATCCCAAACTTCCTGAATGTAAAGACGGGCGGCGGCATCCAAAACCGTGTGATCATCGTCCTTCCAGAAAGGCAAAATCTGAAAGGCCGGGAAGCGCCTGAAGGAAAGTTCACCTTTTTCATCGTAGAACACGAACAGCCAACCCTTACCACCGTTCAGGGCATCTTCACCCACATACTTGATAAGGCGCTGAACTGCCTTATTGAACCGCTTTTTCAGAAGTTCAAAATAGGTCTTGTTCTCACAGTTGATGGTGAAGGGCTTGCCCAACAGGTAGTTGGTTTTCTGATCCACCATCTTTGCATACTGATTATCAATCACCTTGTTATTGGGAAGGTTGGTGACTTCAAACAGTTTGCCATCAGCACCAATGGCGGTGCGCTTCCGATCCACAATATCATGTTTACCGGAATAGTAGGTTTCACCCTTCATCTGTTCAATGCGTTCCGGTGAACCCTTCCATTCCACGATCTCACGGGCGAAGAACTGTCTTTCAGTAAGTCCAGTACCGGCCCCTTCTTCAATCAGGCGATTGATACGGGCGGTTTCAGTATTCATAAACAACATAGGTCAATCACCTTCTTTCTGAATTGGGGGGGGGGCTTGGAATCCAATGGGGCGCTGTTTGCTCTTTACCAGCACCAAAGTTTGATTGGGAAGTTCCACTTCAATCTTCAGGCTGTTATACGGCAAGCGTTCCGCCCATTGTTCAATCTTGTTCAATATTTTCTGTTGCTCAAACATCCGGGCGGCTCCCTTCATGACTTAATATCCACAAACAGGCCAAAAGCCCTGTAAAATCAGGGCTTTTGTTACTATCGTGTTATTCAAAACTGTATGTGGGGCCAACCAGCACATCTTCCAGCGCATAACGCATGGCATCCATCAGGTGGTTGAAATCGTCAATGGGCTTATTGATCTTGGCCCCAAATTTATCTTCATCCCAAGTGTAGTTTGAAATTTCGGTCAGGAAGTTCACACACCGGGGATGAATGATGATGGTGTAATCCTGAATGAACTGAATACCATTGTTGATGGAATCCTTGCCCTTTCGGGCCGGTCTAACATGACGAAGGCCAGCTTCCCGCAATTCGTCAATGCTCTTGGGTTCGGCGGAATCGGCCTTGATCCGTTCCTTGGCGTAACCCATGCTGGTGACTTTTTCGGAAATGGCCCGGTTTGTCAGGGCTTTTTCATACAGTTCATCAAACACCCAAATGGTTTTTTCTTCTTTGCTGACCAACCCACAGAACAGGGCCGTGGGATCGTTGGTATAACCAAAGTCAAGGCCAAAGGCGGATTTCACACCAACCTTGGCGCTGATCTTCTTCAGATCAAAGGCTTCTTCACGCCAATTTTCATAAATCAGGCCATCAACAATACCCCAACCACCAAGGCCAGCAACCTTGTAACGGCGGGGGTTGGTCTGCTTCATGGTATCAAATACCTTCAGATCCGCCGCATCCAGCCATTCATTACACAGGTAATTGGTGGTTGTGGCGAATATCTGACCATCCGGGGAAGTCCAGCTATCATAGAACCGATAAATGGGGTTCCCTTGGGCATCCTTGCCGGTGATCTCCCCAAAGAACCGTTTCCTGATCCAGTGCTTTTCATTCCACGGGTTAAAGGTCAGGGTGATTTGCTTAAACAGGCCCGTTTCTTCAGGAATTGCGCCACGGATGGATTCATCAAGCATATTGAAATCATCTTCATTCATGATTTCATAGGCTTCTTCAATCCAGCACCAACACAGATACCCGATTTCAACGGTAATGGAAGTAACTTTCAGGGGATCATCAAGGCCCCGGAAGTATATTTTTTGACCGGTGGGAATATAGGTCATTTCAAGCGGGGATTCCTTTACTTCCCAATATGCCTGAACCCCAAGCCGGTTGATTGCCCATTTCAATTCGGTAAAACAGGAATCCTTCAAGGTTCTGAACACTTTACGAACTACAAGGGTATTGGCTTCAGGATATTGCATCATCCGTTTGATGATGTTCAAGGCCGTGGTTTTGGATTTCTTTGAAGCACGGCTTCCCTTGCATACCCGGTAACGGCCTTTGAAGTTCCAGAAGGTGGCGTAGCCTTTGCCCACCACTTCAGGAAGGTGAACCCGCTTGGCTTTGGGGTTAATCTTCAAGTTGATCATCCCCCGTGATCACAACGGGAACAGCACCATCAAGGCCGATCTTATCAGTAAACAGGCCGTAACGCTTACCGATCAATTCAGCGGCCTTCAACCGTTCCTTTGCAGAAACATCAATATTGGTGATCGTCTGAACACCTTCACCGATCAGCTTCAACACCTGTTCAGTATGTTCACCACGCATAACAGCGGTTAGGTATTCCATTACTTCCTGTGCATCAGCGGTCTTTTCATTGTGAAGGCGTTCAAGTTGTTCATCTATATACGCCCGAAGGTCAGGTTTTGACAGGTTTTCGGCTCCCATCTGCTTTGCGGTCTTTTCAGAATATCCCGCCCGAATTGCCGCCTTTGTAGCGTTGCAATCAATCAGGTATTCATCACAGAAGCGTTTCTGTTTTGCGTTCATAGCGGCAACCCCTTTCATAAGCATAAGAAAAGCGCCCCGGTTCCCCGTGGGCGCTTTCTCATTCTATATTGTATCACGGGCCTATACTGACATAAAATCACTTCATACTGTCCATTACTGACAGAAAAGCAACAAGGCCCTTTCCGTGAACCCGATACACCCACCGAACTTCATGTTCAAGTTCATAGGCAATGGCTTCCCATTTCATACCCTGAACATACCGGGCAATCAAAACATTCTGCTGATCGTGGTCAGGAAGTTGGCTGATCAGGCGGAAGGCTTCACGCTTTAGATCAACAAGTTCATCAATCCTTTGGTCAATCTCCCTTTCAAGGTCAACGATCTTGGCAATGGTAGCCGCCATAGTATCTTTGGGGCCGGAAGTCTGAACCTTATCAGGCTTCAGTTCACAGCTTACGCTTGTCAAGCTGGAACGCAAGGTTGCAACGGTATTGCAAAGGCGCTTGATCAGCTTATCAGTTTTCGGAATCTGACAAAGATAATCTTTGGCCTTATCTGTTTCCTTCACTATGTATCACATCCTTTCACACATCTGTAACGGATCAGCACCGGAAGAAAGTGCCGTAATATCAAGGGTTTTCGGGCAAGTGTAACGGATGTAACAGATATTTTGGGAACTCGTTATATAGTAACTTATTCTTATATATTATTTTTTTTTGAAACGAAAATAATATGGCATCTGTTACATCTGTTACACCCAAGGGAAAACGCCCACCGTTCAAGGCTTTTCCCCGTAACAGATAAGGGGTGAATAATCTGTTACCACCTGTTACATTTGAAAGTTAAGTTTCAAGAACACACTACCCCAACCGCTGTTTTAGGGGGTCAATAGTGCGCCCCACACCGGCCTTTTCCCTCAATCGGTCTGAAGGCTTCCCGGCAACCATCGGGATCACCACAACCGGGATAAAACCCACACCGGCAAAACAATTTATCTGAAAAATCATCCACATCCAAATGATCACAGATTTTGCATTGATAGGCCCGGATCTTCTTTGGGTTGTTTTTACACCTTTCAGGAACCGCCAACTGTTCCTTCATTTGTATTCCCTCCCGGTTTTTCGGTCACGAATTTCAATCCGGGCAATCAGATCAAACCCGGCCAGCTTGATAATGTACTTCAGTACAAAGATCAGGGTTTCCACCCGTTTCTTTTCACGGTTTTCTTCCTGAACAATGGGCTTTATGCCCTCATAAGCGGTAGGATCATTGTACCCTTCCGCATTTTGCCAAGGTTTAGGCATCGGGTTTCACCATCCTTTCTTCCTGATACCATGCTTCCACATCACACCCAATGCCTTTCAGCTTTTGGCGGCAAAGCCAACCGCCATCTTCAGCATCCATCAGGTAATGATCCCGCAATTTGATATTTTCGGCATAGAACAGCTTCCACGCCTTCTTCAAACGCTTGGGGCCGAACCCGAAATGAACATGAAGCATCCACAGGATGGAAGAATCATTATCAATGCTGAATTGGGTATCGTTTTCAACTATCTGCTTTTTGATTTCCTGATCCAAGGCCCTTTGTTCGGCCTTATTCAAGGCCACGCCAAAGATTTTGCCGCCAGCCTTCTTAAAGTTCATGGTATTCACTCCAAATATCATCGAACAGAACCGGGATCTTGGCGTGAACCATATCCAACAGCTTCAGGGCCACTTCACGCATTTGGGGGTGTGCGGCCTTGGAACAGCGCAACTTCAGGAAGTGCCGCCATTCACGAATATCAGCGGTCATGACCACTTCCGTTTTCAGGCTGTTGGGCAGAACAGAACGGGCTTCCTGTGCGGTACACCCGTAATTCAGAAGGTTGAAATAAGCCTGTTCAGCGGCAAGGCAACCTTCTTCCCACAGGTTCCAACCATCGGTGTTGGGGTTCAGGAAACAGGGGCGGATCACAGTGATTTCAGAACCAAAGCCTTCCTTGCTGTAATTGCAATAGCGGGTAGATTCCTGACAGTAGGAAGCCAGACGGTGGCGCACGATCTCATGAGAAACACCACGATCACAGATGAACTTCACCGTGAAGGAAAAGTGTTCAATAACGGCTTCATGGCCCCGCTTCACAATGCCCTGAATGAACTTATCAGCGGAACCTTCCGTGATCTTATCTTCCGATTTGTAGCAGACACGCCCACAGTTTTCAAGGTGCTTCAGGATCATGGCACCATCAATAGGGGAAATAAACTGAACATCAGCATTGATAATTTTCATTTTTCTTCAACCTCCATAGCATCAATTTCCAACACGGCCATCATTGCATAATTGGCAAGATCAATTAGGGTATCTCTAATGGATTCATCCATTACCTTCTGATCAGCATTGCGGGAAAGGGTTTTGAACCTGTTGAACTTATCGCCAAGGCGAATCCGAACCATAGCCATACCTTCTTCAAGGAACGATTTATGGAAACTATCACCGTAATCATGATTTTTCTTGGCGTACAGATCATTGATTTCTTCACAAAGAATTTTGTGCTTCTGGATCTTGGAAGCTTCATAGGCATCCATGACTTACACCCCCTTAATCCGGGCGGCAATCATATCCGCCGTGTGGGTATAAAGCACATTGGGGAAAGTGGTAACGGATCTTCCGTAACTGTTCCAGTTGTCCTTCACATCAAAAGCGCCCATGTGCCATCTGATACAATGAAGTTCTTCATCCGTCAGCGGGAACAGCTTTTGACACAGAATCACGGATTTTTCGCCGTGGCCGGGAAGAAGTGTAGCGTTATTGTATTCCCATGCTTCATCACCGGTTTGGTGGTAGTTGTCCACTTTGCAAAGATCATGGAACATACCCACAATATAGGGGCTTTCCGGTTTTTCCCACTTCAGTTCAAGCCGTTCCGTCATAAACAGAAGGGCGTTCATGACTTCAAGGGAATGATCAAACAAAGCACCGGGGTAGGCTCCATGATGATGAATGGAAGCCGGTGCTTTGAAGAAGCCCCATTTTACCAATTCCCCAACAGCGCTGTTGGGAATACGGCCAGCATCAATGGCCGGTTTCATTGTGTTCAGAAAAATTTCAAGGCGTTTACTATTATCCATTTTTCACCAATCCTTTCAGTTAAACCATTTGATCACCGGATCACCGGTGAAGCCTTTTTCCCACACATACCACGCATAACAGATCGTGCTTCCGTTCTGGAAATTATCAAAATCACCATTGGGCGCACACCTGATCCGGGATCGTGATACATATACAGTTCGGGGGGGGGTCTGTGAAAAGAAGTCCTTTCGCTTTTGCCCCTCCAAGAACTGGATTTTCAAAAGCATTGCCACTTTGCGCCCCGGCTTCACACTATCCAAAGCCCGTTTGATGAAATCAAGGGCGATATTATACGGGGGATTTGTGACAATATCGCCTTCAAAATCATCAAGGGTTTCCGTCAGGAAATCCAGCGGTTCAGGATCACCAAAGCCCCGGTATATCAAATCGGTGCTGATCACTTCATAACCGTGGGCCTGAAGCACCTTGGAAATATGACCTTCACCACAGGCCGGTTCCCATATCAGCGGGGCAAAAGTTTCCAGTTCCAACAGCTTTTCAACGGCCTTGGGTTCGGTGGCGTAATAGTCATACGCCGCCCGATCCTTATCCGTATGGTTGGAAGCCCCAAGGGTTCTGGAAAATACATCACTCACGGTCAATCACCTTCCCTTACAAACACCCGGCAATTCCCACCACGGAACCGCTTAACCGTTGTAGTGAAACCACAACGCTTGGTGATCTGCCTTGAAAACTCAATGGCGGAAAGGGCTTGGAAGTTATTTGCAATGCAATATTCCTTGTACTTCCGGTACACCGTTTTTGTAGGTTCATTTTCAATGGCATCAGTTCCAACTTCACGGATGAAGCCAATAATGGGATTGTTGTTTTCTTCATATTCGTCAAGCTGACCTTGTACCCGGCTGGAAGTGCTGAACTGTGCATTGTTCAGGACACGCTTCAGGGCGGTCAGGCCCAACAGGATCAGGTATTCCATGGAATCCTGTTCACACAGTTCATCTTTGATGAATGGGCGGAAATCAGGATCATTGGGGGTGAACTTGGCATCAAAGGGAACGATCACCAAACGCCTTTGAACAGCGCCGGTTTTATCCTTCATGCGGGGGATGTTATTGGCACTGAACAGGAACTTGGAATAGTTATTGAATTCAAAGGGGTCTTGGCCCTTTCGTTCCACATTGACACGATCACCGGTAACAAGTTTCTTGAACACAGAAGCATTGGCAATGAATTCATCACCAATATCATCACCGATGTTCGCCAGCTTGCCGAACAATTCAGCGGTTTTGAATCTATCACCCAATTCCTTCAGGTCAAGGGAAGCAATGTTCTGATCCCCAAGCATATTCTTCACCACATGAAGGAAGGTAGATTTGCCGTTGGATTTATCACCAATCAGGATGAAGGCTTTGCCAAGTTCATTGCGGCGGTACAGGCAATAGCCCACCATTTCTTCCAGCAAGGCCCGAACTTCAGGATCATCACAGGCAAGCCGGTTCAGGGTATGATCCAGAAGATTACACTTGGCGGCGGGATTGTACGGCCACGGAATTTTGTTGGTGATCACCACATCCGGGGTGAAGGGCTTGAATGAACCGTTCCGAATATCGTACAAGCCATTTTTGAAAGCAATGATGTTGGGGTTGGTGGCCCGTGTATCACCATCAATCATGATTTGCAGATAGGCCAGAACTTCCGATCTTTGCGCCCTTTTCAGGTTCGGAATGTGTTTGATCATGGCCCCTTCCAGTTCACCGGCTCCCGGAACATAGATACCATCTTTGTAAATGTGAAGCTGACCATTGATCTTCACAATATGGTTGTTGTTCTTCAGGTAGGTGGCGAACTTATCAAACAGGAAGGTGGAACCCTTGAAGAATACCGGCTTCTTGAACGCATCATCACGAAGAATGGTTTCCAATTCCCGATCAGACAGCGGTTCAGAAAGTATGTACCGATTGATCAGGCGGATAGTTTCACGGGCTTCTTCCTTGGTAAAATCCTCACTCTGAAGGGTCAGAATGTAATTGAAAAGGTTCTGATTGCGGCCTTCACCGGCTTCCATATCCAGAAACTTCACATTGGTTTTCACCGGTGTCAGCCATTTGGGAACTTCCTGAATATCATCTTCAGGGCAATCCATCAGGATTGGCCGGTTTACACCTTTGAACTTCAGAATGGAATAGCTGTTATTTCGGCCCACCTTGGCATCCGTTTCAATACCCAAGGCCAAGGTTTGTTTTGTCCAGCTTTTTTCCACCAACCCTTCCGGGTTGCGGAACAGAAAATGTTTACCACGGGTAGTGGCATACACACGGCACTTCAGGCCCAAATCCTGAACAATGCGGAACAGCAGATCAGAAGTATCACCATCATCCACATCAATCAGAATGGTTTCTTCCCCAAGAATACCGGCGTATTCATCAAGGTCTTGCACTTGTTCAAGGGTTTTCAGGTTTTTCACACCCTTGAACTTTTCAAGGCATTTTTTGTTTTGTGTAGGTACATAGCCCCTAAACAGTTGCATTATTTACCGCCCCCCCCCCAACTGTTTCAGTGTCAACGCCAAAATCTTTCAGGCGATCATAAACCATGTTGATGTAATACTGTTTATCCAGTTCATCCGGGATCGGAAGGGCGCTTACATCGTCATTGATGAAGAAGCAATGTTCAGGGGTATTGGCGAACTGTTCAGGGTTCTTTTCCCGGCCCTTCACAATCTTCCCCGAAACCTTGAACAAACCGCCCTTCCGGTGATCCTTGGAAGCGAATACCCGGAATGTTGCATCAGTTTGAACTTCTCCACCGGTGAACTTCTTCACGGTCTTGGATCGGCCTTTATCATCCCTGATCTTCTCCATGGTGATTGTGGGGGAATACAGGGCATATTTATATTTGCTGGAAACCTTCACAACCTTTTGGAAATCCCGCAAGCTGTCACAGGTCAACACCGTTTCTTCCGGGGTGATGTTCTGAAGGAAGAAGTTCACAATGGCCCGGTTGACAATCGGAAGGTCATAATCCAGATCAGAAAGTTTCTTCACATAAGCGCCCTTGCATTTCCAGCGGGGCTTCCCTTTTTCATCACGCAAAGGGCCAGCGGGAACAATCAGGTAATTGTTCACATCCTTCTGGAAAACACGCTGGAATTCATCAAATTCAAGGCGCATCCCGGTTCTTTCTTCCCACTCCCAACAAAGATCATCAATCAGTTCAAAATCTTCATACCGGCGCAGTTTAACCAAAATACCATCCGTGTTGCTCTGGATGATTTCACAGTGATCTTCCAGCCGTTCAATCAGATCCAGCAAAAGAAGCTGACCGCCAACACAAACATTGTTGGCCTGACGGGGATCATACATGGCATTATGGCGATCCTTCATGGCACCATAGGTGGAATTCAGAACGATCTTATAAGGCTGTTGCATGGGATTCTTTTCCGCCTTCAGCTTCAGGCGGGTGTGGTAAATTTCTTCATACCGGGCGGGATCGGCAACATTGCGGCTGATCCACCCATACCGCAACATCAAGGAAGGATAATAGGAAGCCACATCGACATTGATATACCAGCCTTCACCGGCATATTTAGGAATAGCCCCGTGAAGCCCGCCCCAAGCAAACACATGGGGAACACCGGCAACATCAATTTCAAGGGATTTGGAATAATCACGGTTCAGGGGGTTTTTGTACCAATTCAGAATTTCCGTGTATCGTTCAATCCGCAAGGTGTCCGGGAATTCAATTTCAAATTCATCATTGTGATCTTTCTGAACAGCCCCAAGGATCTTGGCGGAAAGTTGGGCCTTGGTGCGGCCAATATCCCCAATGGGTAACTGGAACGCCTTCACAAGTGACATTTGGGCATCAAATTCATCTTCCTTGCGGCGTAACCACACTTCAACGGTTTCTTCCACATCATGGCGGCAATATTTCACCGTTTCCTGAATCTCTGCTTCCGTCAATGGCCGGTCAATATCGAATGGAACGGTGGTTTCTTTGATCGAATGGCCCATGAAGGCTTCCAACGCTTTCAGGCTGATAGGCGGATTGGGCATCACATCATAATTGATCAGGGGGTAATTCCTGAACAGTGTGGAAAACCTGTAACCCGGTTTATCCTCCACAATGATCCAATCATTCACCAGCTTTGGATTGAACCCACACAGAATTCCTTTCAGGATGTATTGGTCATAATTTCGGCTGTTGTAACCGGCCCAAATTTCCCCTTTGTGGCGTTCATAGAACCGTTGAAGCTGATCAGGGTCATTGATGATCACAATTTCCTTCTTGGCGTTCAGGTCGATCAGGACAACCAACCAATCATATTTGAAAACCTCAAAGTCATAAAAGATCATCATTTCACCCGCTTTCTAAATACTCTTGCTGAATCAGTTGAAACACCACCGCCACGGGAAGGCTTCAGCATTGGTGGCATAGTGGCCGGGGCGGGTTCACCCCGGCCTAAAGTGTCTTTTAGGACACTTCTATTGTAAAAAATTTTGGCCGATTATTCAACCTCGAAAACTTCATCAACGGTGATGGAATTGAAACGGGAATCATCATAATCCACCGCATATTCCAGAACACCGTCAATGGCTTCAGCCACATCAAGAACAAGCTGGGAAAACTGCTTGTAGCTGGTGAAGCTGATAGCAACACCGGATTCCAGCTTCTCCAAGAATCCCATAGCGGAAGCAATCATGTTCTTATCGTTCTTGGTGCCGTACAGAACACGGTTCATGAAAAGGCGCTGGTTCTTGTACTCACCGGAAAGGATCTTGAAGGACACAGCCAACATAGGGCGGTTGGGATCGGCCTTGGTTCCCTTGATCTCCATGCTTTCCAGCTTCACTTCATACTTGCCAGCGGGAATGGTGGGGAAATCACCGCCGCCGTTCTTCTTTGCTTCCTCCACATCAGCCTGAAGGCCCTTCAGGTCAACGCTCTTGTCGATCTTATCAAAATCAATAGCCATAGTTTTTTACCTCCAAAAAAGTTTTTATATTTGGTTGGAAATGATGGTTCCAATTTCTCTGACGGAATGGGTGATCTTCTTTCGATCAATGCGGGAACCTTGCAGAACCTTTGTGATTGCTTCAGTTTCCGCCTGAATATCCTGAAAGGCTTTCCGGTTGCTATCAAGGGTAGCTTCATAGGAAGTCAGATCGGTTTCAATTTTGGCCGTGGTGTAATTGGCGGCGGAATCAAGCTGTTCCACATATTCACGCAACCACCGGGCCGAATCAAAACCCATGTGCTGATCCACAAGTTCAAGGAAATCTTCAAACTTGAACAGTGTTACCGGCTTCCCGTCCTTCAGGCTGATCACGAAGGGGCAAGGGTTTATTTTCTTCATGCTTCCTCACGCTTCTTTCGGGTGCGGCGGGGCGGGTTTACATCCATCTTGGGGGCGGGTTCTTCAGCCTTGGGGCGATCCCACAGGGGGCAACCATCGGGGCCGCCTTCTTTGGTGCAACAACCGGCATCGGTCAGGCACTTACACAGGGGGATTTCGGGGTTGTCCTCATGCTGTTTCATGATACGGTCAGCATCAGGGCAAGCGGGATATTCTACCGGCCCGGTCTGTTCCTCCGGTTCCTCGTCACCCTCCCAAGGGGGATTTTCACCTTCAGGGGCAACAGGAACTTCAGCGGGTGCCGGGGCTTCTTCCGCCTTGGCCTTTCGTGCCTTTCTTCCGGTGCGCTGTTCGCCGCTGTCAGCTTTTTCAGGTGCGGGGGTAGTAACTACATCACCGGCACGCTGAACGGCACCAGCGGCCTTCTGATTGGCTTCTTCATACACTTCACAGAAGTTGGCGTAGGAAAGGGGGATTTCCTTGTTGCGAACGGTCAAGCGCCCACCGCCAAAGATCACTTCAGAAGTCTTGAAGGAAAGCACCCGTTCATTATCATCCGCCACGATACGGGCCACAAGATCCACCATGCCGGCAACCTTATTGGCAACCTTATCCTGAAGATTGGGTTTGATGGAACTGATCTTATCGCCGCTTTTGCGGGTCAGATCACGGGTTCTGTCCTCATGGCTGATCAGGATGATGTTTTCATAATCCAGATTGATCAGGCGCTTCAGGGTGTTCAGGAATTCACTTCTGACCATATCCCAAGCCCGGAAAGAATCATCAGATTCATGCTTCCAGCCCTGACGATCACAGATGAACACCCGGCAGGCTTCATAAACATCTTCCAAAAGGTCAACCACAATGGTTTTGAAGTCATTCTGTTTCTTTTCCAGCTCGGTAACAGTGTCATTGAACACTTCCCACGCAAGCTGACGCTTGGTGATTCTACCTTCAACGGTAACGGTGTCACGAATGGCAATGTAAGGGGCATCCACAAACTTGATATTGCCATCAGTGTTCAGCATCAGCGGATCAGGGAAAGCATTTGCAAAGAAGGTCTTTCCGCTGAAAGGTGCGCCATACACCCAAATAACCTTCTTTTTGGTGGCGTTCAGATCACGCCGTTCATTCTTGGGAAGTAACATATAATCCCATCCTTTCTGACAATATTCTTCATACTCACACCACCCGCAAAAGTGGTTTGGGTTCTTGGGGAAATCCGTGGATTCAACCATGTGTTTCACATCGGTCAGGAAATCCACGATCTTCAAAGGCTCATAGTCAATGAAGCTGATAGTGGGTTGGGCGTTCTTCAATTCTTCACGCAAACGCTCACGGAACTGAAGAAGGGTTTCTGTTTTCTTCTGCCTGATCTTGGGCTTGGGGATGAACAGGAAAGCCATGTTTCTGATCCGGTGGCCCGGATGGGTCAGTTCATACCAATACTTGTATTCATGAAGCTGACCGGATTCAAGGTAACTGCCAACATTGTTGGAATACTTGAAATCATACAGATCAAAAACCTGAACATCTTCACCCCATGGGTTATTAAAGGCGTTTTTCGCCATCCATCCCATGGGAACAAGGTAATCCATGAACCCAATGAAATCAGCGTTTCCAATGGGAAGTTCAAACTTTCCACCGGGCGGCAACAGGGCCTTTGCCTTGGGAATCAGGGCTTCCAACTTCATCATTTCATTCACATGATCATCCGTCAGGATCGGGAAGCTGTTCTGATAGAATTCAAGGGCTTTTTCCACGCCTTCTTCAATGCCGGTATGTAATGCCGTTCCCAAGATCAGGGCATTATCAGGATCAGTGTTTGGGATCGTGTCTATACCGGCCACATATCGCATTTGGTATTTGAAAGGGCATCGGTTAAAGGTTTCAACTCTGCTGTGTGACACTCGCATGATTTCACCCCCTTCACAATTTTTTTGAAGTTTTCAAACCCTTCAGGGTAAAGGACAAAGCCAAAGCACCCGGAACGGTTGATTTGTCTGATATTGCGCTTCTGAAGTGCTGAAGGAATTCCATCAGAAGCCTTCAGTTCTACTTCAAGGGAAATACCGTTCACGGTGATCTTCATATCAGGAAGGCCGCTTTTGGTGTAGCGCCCACCGCCCCAACGCTTTTCCCAATACCCACAGGGCGGAAGGGTCATTTTATCTTCAGGGTGGCCCAAGGGATAAATCCCTTCAGATTCCAACCAATCCTTCAAGCGGGTTTCAAAGTTTTTTTCACCGGCCATCAGGAATCACCAGCTTCCGCTAAATAATTACACCATTCCAAGAAGGCACGAAGTAGCGGGTTAGTATTTCCCTGATCGGCCCAACCAGCAAAACCAATGAACCCATCCCGGTTGAAACTGATACATTCACGGCGGGTAAAGTAATGGGCGTTCATGTATATGTAACATTCCGTTATGCTCCCATTGCTTTTCTTCTTCATATCAACCCGCTTGCTTAATGTCATGGTGACAGAAGTTTCACCGGCCTTATTGGATTTCTTCAATTCCTTTTGAAGCATCATGCAAAGGATCAGAATGTCACCTTCATGAACGCTGTCATAGGAAAGGCCACGGTTTTTGAAGAACTCCCTTGCTTCATTGGTGGTGCATACGGGTTCAAAACCTCTGCAACTCATGACTTATCCCCTTTCAGGGTGATCTTCACATAACCGGCCTTGGCGCTGATCTTGGTGCAATCGGCATACACATCAGGGTATTTCTTCTTCAGCCTTGCACTATCCACGCTGGTTGCCGTGGTAGGCTCCACCAAAGTAAGGTTCAGAACATCGGATTCAAATTTCTTGATTCCGTATTTGGTCATAGCTTCCAACAGGGCGGCTTTCATTTCCTTTTCCTGTTCCTCAATGGCCTTTTTATGGGCGGTCAGGGAAGCAATAGCGTTCAGGGTGGCAAGCTGGGAAGATCGGAATTCCTGAAGGCCGGTTTCTTCATCAAAGGTGCTTTCACCACATTCATTGGGGTGTTCCACACAGGATTCCGGGCATTTTTCCCCGGCTTCACCCCATTCCGGGCAGTTGCGGCAACAACCGTCAAACTTCCCCAACGGACAAGTGTTCTTGCATTTGATCATTTGCGGTTTCCTCCTCTACATAAACATTGGCGAATTTAAGGCCGAATTCACAGGCCGCTTCATGGCTGTCAAAGTAAATATCAATCACCTTGTTATCATACTTTTCAGCAACCCAAGAAGCTGTTCGATCCTGAACTATGTAAGTTCCCAAGCCTTCAACTTCCACAACCGTTCCAAACGGAAGGGGTGAAGCACAGGAAACACCGGCCACAAGTTCAATTCCAGCGGCACCAACCACGATCCCACCGGGCCGGTTCTTGGCCCATTCACCACAGCACTTTTCACAGGCACAATAGGCGGTGATCCGGTATTCACCCAAGCACACCTTTTCAGGGGCGCTTTCTTCAGGTTCCGGGATCACAGGATCAGGGGGAAGCGTTACGGATGGAAGAATGGTGGTCATTACTTCCGGGGCCGTATCGGGTACATGGATTTCTTCAGCGTTGGCGGTCAACTTTCCAACCACAAACCCAATAATAAATCCCATCAGAAGGGCCACGGCGAACATTCTTCTAAACCGCTGGTTCAATCTTTTGCGGCGTTCTTCACGCCGTTTCAAATTTTCTGAATAGTTCATCGTTATAGTCCTTTCTCATGTTCAAGGTGGTCAGAATGTTTTCTTCCACCGTTCCGGGGCAGATCAACAAGTAATAGAAACAAGGCTTTTCCTGACCAATGCGGTGAATCCGCTTTTGGCTCTGCTCCCACAGTTCCCAACTTTCCGGAAGGCTGAAGTAAATGATCTTGTTTGCCTTCTGGAAATTGCCGCCCATGGCCCCGGATTGATACTGAATGAAGGTCACTGAATTGGATTGGTAATTGTAGGCAGTCAGATCCTTGGTATGCCCGTTCTGAATTGACACAGGGCGGTTCATCCCCTGAACAATGCGCCGCATCCGTTCCATTTCTTCTGTGAAGTTATAGAACACAATCAGCCGATCTTCTGTACTTTCAACCAAATCCCGGAAGGCTTCATAGCGGTAAGGATTAAACAGGCCGCAAAGCTGACGGGAATACAGGCGGCGGGTCAGGCTGGTATCACCAATCAATTCCCGCTTACAGTGTTCATTGGAACCCCAAAAATCTGAATCCAGTTCAAA